ATGTTAAGTGACTCAAAAATCAGAAGTGCTAAACCAAAAGAAAAGCTTTATCGTCTCGGTGATTCTGATGGGTTATGTATTGAAATTAAACCTAATGGAAAAAAATATTGGCGTTATCGCTTTCAATGGCTCAAAAAAACACAAATGATGAGTTTAGGCGAGTACCCTATTGTTGGACTAGCTGAAGCACGTACAAAAAGAGATGAGGCAAAATCATTAGTTATAAGTGGTATTAATCCAGTAGAAGAAAAAGAAAACCAGAAAAAAGCTAAACAAGAAGAATATGACAATAGAGTTCTATTTAAAGATGTAGCTGCAGAATTTAAAAAAGAAAAATTAAATAATCGATCAGAGCGATATCAAGAAGCTTTTCAGCGAGCGCTTGATAAAGATATTTTAAAAGTTATTGGCGATAAAGATATTAAAGAAGTTACCTCGGCAGATGTTTTGACAATAATGAAAAAAACCATTGCACGAGTTAAGCGCCAAAAAAATCATGGTACCGGCGAAGTATCAGCAATTCAGAACCGTACTTTTATTGGCGGTGTAATGCGTTATGCAATCGCCACACTTAGAGCTGATTATGATCCTACATATGCAGTTAAAAATGTAGTTGAGCGTCCAGAAATAGAGCACGCAAGACCTATGGAAAAACATGAGGCCGTACAACTTCGAAATAAATTAAATAGCTATGGTGGATCTACTACAGTTAAAAATGCTGGGCTGGTAATGCTCTACTCTATGCTTAGGACTATCGAGATCCGCCGCATGAAGTGGGAATATGTAGATTTTGAAGCAAGAACAATCACATTTCCAAAAGAGATGATGAAAAAGAAGCGCATTCACATCGTTCCAATGTCTGACCAAGTTTTCAATATTCTTCAAGAGCAACGCAATATTGTCGGCAATCGTGAATATGTGTTCCCTGCGATTTATCAAGATGGAATGCTGTCAGCAACAACGCTTAATAAAATGCTTGATTATATAGGCTTATCTGATGTGACTGCCCATGATTTTCGTGCTACCGCATCTACCCTTCTAAATGAAAAGGATTACGACGACAAGTGGATTGAAAAGCAATTGGCACATGCAGATGGAAATAAAACCAGAGCAACATATAACCATGCAAAATACCTAGAAAGCAGACGTAAAATGCTGCAAGACTGGGCTAATATTGTAGATAGTTGGGCTGACTAATTTCCGACCAAATGCACTTTTGACTACGTCAATTTTTGACTTCTATTTGTTTATCCACAGCTTTTTAAATTTGAATTTAAGCTCATCCCTAGAATATCATCTTGAATATGTTACAAAATCAAGCTAGGGGAAACAGATGAGCGAAATTGCACCGTCCATTATTCAGATAAAGCCATACCTACAAAAAGGTTTTGTTTTATCTGAGGTTATGTCTATCAAGCTAGTTGTACCATCAACTCACATGCTTGTCCCTTATGCTTTAGAAAAGATTTCCGCTGGTTTCCCCTCTCCAGCACAAGATTATGTCGATAAAGCGCTTGATATGAATGAGCATTTAATCAAAAATGCAACTTCAACATTTATTGTCAAAGTTGCATCACTATCAATGCTCAATGCAGGTATAGATATTGATGACGAATTGATTGTGGATCGTAGTCTTGATGCAAAGCACGGCGATATTGTTATTGCACTAATTGACAATGAATTCACAGTTAAACGTTTAATGATCGATGAAAAAGGCCAATGGCTTAAAGCAGAGAATCCGGATTATAAAAATATTTATTTAGCGGATGGCCAAGAATTAATAATTTGGGGTGTTGTCACTCATATCATTAAAATGACACGGCATTAAGTTATGAAACATGAGAACAAAGTATTTTTTCTCATCGATGTAAATAACATGTACGTTTCATGTGAGAGAGTCTTTGATCCAAGTTTAAATGATAGACCTGTTATTGTGCTCAGCAATAACGATGGGTGCGCCGTGGCGCGTAGCAATGAGGCCAAATCCTTAAATATAAAAATGGGTGTGCCTCTTTTTCAAATTAAAGATATTGTTCAGCAACATAACGTAATCGTACTTTCAAGCAACTATGCAATGTACGCAGAAATGTCGAGACGTTTTCATAAGATTCTTGCTTCATACGTAACTGACGAAGAAGTTGAGCCTTATTCAATTGATGAATGCTTTGTTGACTTCACAGCTTATGAGAAGAATTTTGATTTAGAAAAAGTTGGGCAGCAAATGCGCCAGCAAATATGGAAATGGCTAGGTTTACCCGTCTGTGTTGGAATCGGCAGAAGTAAAACAGAAGCAAAGATCGCAAATCACATTGCAAAGAAAAATCCCGGCTTTGATAGTGTATGTGATCTCGTAAATATGGATCCGTGCAATAAAGAATATTACTTTGCTCAGATAGATGTCAGTGAAGTCTGGGGCGTGGGTCGTAAGCATTCAAAAAAACTTCAAGCAATGGGAATTAATACGGTCCTTGACTTAGCGTGTGCCGAGCCACGAGAAATGCAAAAACGTTTTTCTATCGTTATGGCTCGCACGATCTACGAACTACAAGGCATATCATGCATTGAGATTGAGCACACTCCCCCATCAAAAAAGCAAATAGTTGCAAGCCGGTCTTTCGGTGGTCGCGTAACTGAGCTCACCGACTTGAAAGAAGCTATCTCGATGTATGCACAAGATGCTTGTAAAAGACTACGTGATGAAGGCCTTTTATGTGGCTGTATGATTGCTTTCGTACAGTCAAATCCATTTGATCCCAATCTACCATTTTATAATAAATCCATCACAGGTTCATTTTCTGAGCCTACTGATTGCGCTTTAGACTTAGTTAAAGCTGCGACAAGGATGTTGAACGAGATCTACAAAGAAGGGATTAAATATAAGAAGTGCGGAGTAATATTAACCAGTTTAGAACCTAAGTCTGGTCACACATACGACTTGTTAACAGACTTTGAATTAATAGAAAAGAAAGAACAATTGATGAAAGCGCTTGATAATGTGCACACAAAATTTGGAAAGAAAAAGTTGGGTGTCGGACCTTGTTATGTGCCCAGTCGGAACTGGTCAATGTCACGGGACAAACTTAGTAAAAATCCATTTAAGTGGGATGAACTGCCATTGATAACAAAATGAGAAAATATTTGCTCAATTTTAATTATTTTTTTTATTTTTGAGCAAATTTATGCACATTACTTCTAAAACATCACTGCTTTAGAATCTTAGTTATTTAAATAAGTAGACTAGATTTAAGCTGAAGAATACCTACAATAAGCTAATTTCAGAAATAGCAGAAGTTATGAATCAAAGAATTAAGGTTTTATTGATAGATACTTGTGGATGGATTATTACCATTTGTATTATTTTTTTCTTTTTTACTCTTTGGTTATATTCCTATAATCTGATTGATCAACCCTTAAAAGAGGCATGGTCTCTGACAATTAGTATGCTTTCAGCTTTAGCTACGATCGGGGCTGCAATCATAGCAACAATATTATTTAATGATTGGAGACATCAAGCTTCTTTTGAACTAAAAAAAGAACATGTTAATGAAATATGTTATTTGTTAGCCTTAAGTTATGATGAACTCCATAAAGTTGAAGAAATACTGATCAATCTAAAACAAGTTAATAAATATAAAATTCTTTCTGAAGACTTTTGCACGTTTATAGCCAATGACTTAAGAGATGAGTTTTATAGAAAACAACTGAATGTCAAAGTATTAGATAGATTGAATCATAATTCGAATTCAATATTTAGTATTTATTCTATCTATCAAACTCATTTTACATATTTAATCGAAAATTTTAGTCGTATCCAAGAATCATATACTAAATATTACGATAAGTTTAATAGTGAAATCAGCAATTCTGAACGTACATATATCATGAATACTCGAACATTTCCGAAATATGTCAACCCAAAAGAAAAAAACAATGTAGAGGTTGGTCTTTTAAATGCTCATATTAATTTTCCTGTTAAGTTTAAAGGTAATAATGAACTATATAAATTTGAAAGTATTTATGAATTAATAGAACGAATGGATAATATATACAAAGAACTTGAGAATCATCTTCTTGATTCAATAGATCTTACAAAGATGAAAAAGCCCTTTTAAAGAGCTTTTGCACATATCCCAACACTTACATTGTTATTGATCGTATGAGCTGTGCACCCTGAAAGAAGAATACACAGCAATGTAATTATGAAAGCTATCTTTGAACGTCTGCAATGAAAGACTTTCATATAACAACCCGATTGGCGATCCAGCCATAGAAAAACTGCTCCTGTTTTGGATTACGTTCACAGATTTCAATGTAACGCTGCCCCTGCATAATATTTAACACGCGCACTAAGACCTTTTCGCCTTCTTTGCCACGTTTGGCCAAGTAAGTTTTTAGAGCTCCTAAAGTGTTAGAACCATAAACGCCATCAACCTTTAAATCTGCATATCCGGCTTTACCTTCATTATTGAGCAAATTCAAAGCACGTTGTAAAAGTGGTTTTGCAAAGTTGACACCACAGTTCACACCGGTATCTAAAAGTTCTTCAGCTACGGCAGAGGAAATTGCATTAACATGGTCAAAACGCGGAGCTGTCCAGTATTGTTTCTTATAAATTGCTTTGGCCACATCAAGAGGCAAATCTTTCATGTTGCCTTTGTAGCCATTTTCCCGTGCTACCGCTTCAGTAATACCATACTTTGTTGCACCTCCTCGATCAGCTGGGTTATTTACGTAACCACCTTCTCGTTTGATGAGTTCTTCAAGATATTGTTCAATGTTCATTTCAGTTTCCTTCAGATGTGAAAAAACCGCCCGAAGGCGGCATATAAAGTTTGTTAATTACGATTGATTTGAATCGTCAGCTTTGTTTTTCTTTTCCTGATCAGAACTGCCAAAATAGAAACCACATGCAGTCGTCATTGCTCCAGCAATAAAGCCTAGAGCCGTATTGATCAAGTTGCTGTTTTCACGTGGCATATTCACAAAAAATAAGGCGATAACCAATACAAACATTAGCGCCACAAGTGCAAATGCCAGATATGCTCTAGTCTGTTCGCTTGTCATCTATATCTCCTCCTAAACGTTTCTTGGTTTGCTCATATTGCTCAATACGCAATTTATGTATCTCATTGGCACGCTTTTCATCGCGCTTTTTGAAATAGAGATTCGTCAAGAAGGTTGCTATACCGATAAAAATCGAGAAGACAACGGCCCAGTCAATTTTTCCAATGAACCCGATCAAGCTCCCCCCTACCACGTAGCCATAAGTGAATTTTGTTGCAGTCGCGGCAGCCGTACTCGCAGCTGCTTCGACTACACTATTTGTCTGATCGTTCATGCATGCCTTACTCCAGATTTTTGGCAATAAAAAAGCACCCGTTTGGGTGCCATGTTTTAGTTAAAATCAAGCTTCTAAAGTCGCCTGTGTCACTCTCGCCGAGTAGTTCCATGATGTTGGCTTCCAGACATCACGCGCCGCAACCCGAATGTAATAAGTCGTGGTCGAATCCAGATTTCCAATTGTGCAGGCATTCTCTGTACCGGTCCAACTCGCGGCCAGCGTTTCCGGATCAAAGCTGGCATTTTTGCTGATCCACACCTGATAATCTTTCAAGTCTGGCACCTCACTAGGAATCCAGGAAACCGTGATTGAGTTTGATGTAGCCGATGTATAGACGTTGGCCAGAATAGGTGGCACTGGATTGCTGATATTCAAATCCGTAAATGTACTGGTAACATTTTCAGATTTACTGGCAACACGGATTGTATAGTTCCGCTGCACTCCATCCACTTTGGCCTCTTCCATCGAATAGGTGTACTCAGCACTGGTCGTTTCAATCGTTCTAAGCAGTGTGCTTCCAGACAAGACCTGCACAATATAACCCTGTGCGCCAGCAGCAAACTGCCATTGCACCTTAAATGAACTACCCACAAATGGCGACTGCAGCGACAAGCCCTTGACACCTGAAGGACGCCCACCGTTAAGTGTGTGGCTATAGGCTGTCACCTCATCCAGAGTTTGCTCTTTCTGTTGCAGGCCATTGAAGCTGGTGAACTTGAGATAGATGGTTTTATCAATCAGATTCGAATTGAATTCATGCTGAAAGATCGCTTTATCTATTCGCACAAATGATTCACCGGCATTATGCGCTAAAGCATCATCAAACCGTCCACGTAACACGCCACCAAGCGTATACAAACCAGATCCATTTAAGGTTGCATCGACATAGCTGACATATTCATCACCGACTCTACAGAGCGTTGTATTCACCTGAGCATCTTCAGACGTTCCACTAAAAATCTGACTGGATGTATTCAACTGAACTTGCATTGCAGTTTCACTGGCATTGATTGCAGCAACTAACTGGCCATAGCGTGCGGATCCGTAAATTGTGCCGATCATTTCATACGTTGTATTGTCCAGACTCGCCCAGACATTGCAGCCGCCCCAGTTGCTTCCGCCTGATGCTGCTACCCACACCTGATTTTTACCATCTGTGAGATCGAGCGGTGGTTCAAAGATTACCGGCGCATTAACATTACCTGGTTCCTCATTACCTCCCTGATAGCCATTTGACGCCTGCAAGTCGTATTCAACTGCTGATCTTGAGCCTAAGGCCAGTTCTTCTGCGGTCACTGTAAGTAATCCGTCCTGATCCTCCTCGATGCGCGTGATACGCACGGGAAAGCGATCTAAACCTAAGGACTCATCTGTCAGCGTCACTATGTCCATCGGCTCGAGTCGGCAGTACTTCCAGCCGAGATCAAATTCATACTCATTGCGCACGTAAAGTTTGCGCTGCAGCAATAATTGCACGGCGTGTCTTGCAATTTTTGGTTCACAGAAGAAGTCGTACTTCACTGGATCTTGTGTACGTAGTCCAAACATTTCAATATTGGCTTGGTCTTTCGCTTCGACCGTCTCGGTATTGTACTGATTGAAGCGATTCACGTACTCAATCTGACAGTGATTAAATGCATCTGTGTCACGGCTACGCTTCACGCGAACGGGTTGATCATCACCAATGAAGTCATCATCTGTTAAATGATAGGCTGGTGTCAGATCCGGTGTAAACGTGACTCCATTTCCTGATACTGCAGTGTCACCATAGGACCGAATTTTTAAACCATCCGGGCTGGGTACAATCGCACAATTTACCGCCTCAACGATTTCATTAATGATTTCATGCGCGGTACGCTGTTCTGTCAAAGCAGGACTAATCAACAAATTAGTGGCTGCACAATATGTTCGAAATTCGGATAAATCTGCCATATTCAAACTAGGTGCTGCACCGTACCGCGGATTTGTGATGAAATCTTCAATCACATCAGCTGGATTGGCATCATGAATTGTGTCAGAAAACGTGATGTCGCTAATCACTTCAAAGTTATGATTCGATAATGATGCACTACCACCTAAGTCATAATTTGCACACGCGATATAGCCGAGAAATGGATAATGTACTGCCTGATCAGGATGCATGGATGCCAGATAACCCCACACTGGGTTTTGGTCACCGTCAAAGAGTTCAAATCCGAGCTGGTCGATTGGTTTGAGCTGCACACCGCCTTCAGTCTTTGGAACAATCTGCTCCTTTTCTCGCCAGATATTGCCAATGTCGCGTATTTTGGTTTCACATAAGCCGAGCATTAACGATGCACTGTATGTGTACGTGGTATTGCTTGTTTTCGTTTTACCGCCCTTACCCCCCGACTTGGTTGTCGTGGTATGCGCAGTCGATGAGAAATCGCCATACCAGAACATATTTGCAGCCAACCGGTTTTTGCCATAGACCAGTGGCTGGCATAGTCCATATGCAGATTGCTGAACACGCATAGAGTTTATGCGGTTGTCTGATGTGCTGATTGTTGTACTGCCAAATATTCCACCCATTATTTTTTCAGCCTCTTCATACGAAAAAACCCGGCGATTCGCCGGGCTAAACTTCCTTTGGTCCCATCTTGAAGAATGACTCCTAGATGGATATATGAATGAATGATCGTTGGCCATTCGACGACAATTGCGCCATGGCTGACGCATTTGCCAATTTTATAAAGCACAATATCTCCCGGCTCTGGTGGCCCGTCCACTTCAAAGCAGACACCCCGGATATGCTCAAGATATCGCTCACCCATTTGATGCATGTGCCAGTCTGGCGGATACGGACGCGGATCTAAATGGTCCATGAGTTCAACTTTTTCATAAACCTCACAAATCAAGGTTCCACAATCCACCCCAACGCCTTTGACACGCCCCTGGTGATGGTAAGGTGTACCGAGCCAAGTTAGGGCTTCTAGAACGGCAAGCTCGTTTTTTTGCATAAACTCACCTAATTTTTGGCAATAAAAAAGCACCCATTTGGGTGCGGTTTAATGGTGGTTTTATATTTCCACTATGGTTAGATTTCCAGTTTTATATGCTCCAGTGTCAATGAAATGACAGTTATGCTTAATGACAGGATAATCAACAATAGTGTGTCCAAGATAAATACGGTCAATATTTTGCACTTTTTGATAAGCTCCACTTTGGTCATTAAAACGATTTCTAGACCACAATGGGGATTGCTTTAGCATTTGTTACGCCTAGATCCTTTACATATGTACCGCTGTTAGGAACAACCGGTGTAACAGTGCCACCAGCCGGAATCACTTCACCATTAATGGTTTGGGAAACTGTTTCGATTCCACCCTCAGCAACAACACCACCGAAGAAAATAGAATTTAACAATGTACCGTTAATACGCCCGAAAGAAGCTTTACATTTAATGGTACCTTTACCACGCGCGGCATCTACGGCGAACTGTCCACGACCAAAAAGCTCTTTTAAGTCATAGCTAATATCTACACCAACGGATTGCATAACCCCCACTTCAACTGGTGTGGGATTGCTAATCGGTTGCCCGTATACATCTTGAATCGGTGTAGCAAAGATTTTGCCGGCACCAAATAAATATTGAGCCATTTATTTTGACCTCTCTAAAATAACAAAACCGCCATAGAGGCGGTCATAAAATGAATGTTTTGTTAATTGGTTGTGAGGATCCGGATAGGGATAATTGCAATCGCCTGATCATCCAGCATGTTTTCTACTGCTTCATACACTTCTATTGTGCCTTCAATCCAGCAATGCTCAACCAGACCTCCTAAGGTCTGACACTCATTAAAATCTGGATGATCTGGCTGAATAGCTTCACGTACACGATCGATGAATATATTCATCTGTGATGATGGAGGTTTAGCTCTATCAGCCTCATGGATATAGAGATACACCTCAGCAGCAAGTTCAACTTTTGAATCCATACCATGTACAGGTACTTCCTGCTGATTGCCTTGTGTAATAAAGATGGCAGGTCGTTCATGGGGCAATACATTACTAAAGTGACGTAAACGGCGACTTACCGTAATCAGCCCTTCCACCTTCGTACTTAACCGCTCAAACAACGCTTGATAGATTGCTTCACTATCCAC